AATCATGTCACTAATCACTTCATCAATTTGCCTTTGCTGAAAATCAGTGGCATCACCACTCATCGGCATATCCGCAACCTTTTGTAATTCTTCAATCTTATCCATGAAAACCAAAGAAGAACTGATTGTGATTCCATTTGATACGAAATTGGCGCGATCCATTAGGGCAAAAACCAACGGATAATACACTCGATCAATGGATGGGGTCAAAAAGTTGGTAATATCGGCACTATCCGGATTCAATATGTCACCGGTACCGAAAGAATTAACGAGGGGATGAACCTCGCTGAACTCCTTTAATACTCTTTTTATGCTGTTCCAACTTTTCATTCTTCTGCTTTTGAAGGTAAATCCTCAACTTTTCTAAGTTCTTTTTGTGTGTTGACATACTTAATCACAACAAGTTCTATTATAATTGGCCTGGTATTTTTCTTCAAAACTACCACAGCATCCATTTCTTCCTAAAACCATCCCACTGGTGTAATTCCTACGGGTTGGAATAATCGTATCGATGTTTGAAGTTGGACTTGAAAATAAAGGATAATCAGTTGTATTTGCCAAAAGAAAACGCGTAATTCTTTCCGAATACCATTCAGCTTTATTACGGTAATTATCCATCAATCGCTGTAATTCTTGGATACTGGCTTGACTTGAATTTACATCGGTGCCACGTTCAACATTCTTATTTCGGAATTGATACCCTAAAATCATTGGGGCCTCCATCATTACCCACATTTGTAGGCATGGTTGAATATAATCGGCCAACAAAGTTTCATTCTCGGGGGTCAAAGAATTGCCAATGATTTGCGTTTGTAACTCCTTGTAAAGATCACTTCCGATAATCGGTTGAATGTGCATTTCCTGGCACATGATAACCGTAGGACGTAACTTAATCATTGAAACATTCTCGTTAATCAACGAAGCATCTTTCAATTGCTTTTCGGTAATAAATAATGCTTTTTGGCTCATGGCTTTGGCTTAACTAATACTTGGAACCATGCGTGACGGCATGAAGGGATATGAACGTTGGTATCGGGTTTTGTCATCCAACCACCTCTACGTTCCCAAACTGAATACCCCATTATTTGAGAAATTTGGTTGATGTCTTGACGGCTGTAATATCTACCCAACTCAATCATTTTAATACAAAACTCACGGCTACCCGCAATCAACTTTTCAGGGCCGTACTCGGGAAGAACATCGTACCGGTACATCACTTGCACCAATGGCTCGCTTTGTGGTTTCTCGGGCTTAATAAAGTCCTTAGCGTTTTCTCCAAGTTCCTTTAATGCGCCTTTGATATTGATTGCACCTTCTTCCACCAGGGCAGAAATACGTTCGCTGATTTTTGCAACGGATTCACCCAATCGCTTTGCGATGTCATCGGCTGTAATGGTTGGATCCTTCTTAATCTCTTTCAAGATATTGCTGTCCAACTCTTCATACTCACTGGCAAATTCTTGTTCCATTAACTCAAATCCGTAACGCATGGTTCGCGCCTTCAATTCAATGAAGTTCTCTTTGCTTTGTCCAAATTGTTGGAACAATTCTAATTCAACCTTATCGTTACGCTTAAATTCGTGGAAGCTTGTTGCGGTTTCCTGTGGAGGGGTTCCACTTACCGGCTCTTTTGGATTCAATCCTACCAACGATCTTACTTCATTGTCGGTCATTTTTTCAAGGACCTTGTTTGCTACCAATGGCGACAAAGCTTGAATGCTATCGGTGGTCTTTGGAACGTCCACGGTGTCATCCTTCAATCCCGCCATTTCGCGCAATTCAGCACGGCTTGCAATGGTGGTTAATGTCTGTTCGCTTAATTGGTCTTTGATTGGATCAGTTGGTAAAATCTCCAACACACCAACTCCGTTAAAATCCAAAATGTAATTGAAGATTTTTTCAATCTTACGAACGCGGTCCTCTACATAAACCGACTTGAATAATTCGTATGATTCAATTAATTCAGAACGGCCTCCCAATTGCCCGGCTGTACGGATACCGAATAGCATCGGTGAAGTAACTCGGTGAGCAACGAAGATCTCCGTCTGAATGGTGTTGTTTAAAATCTCAAATTGTTTATCCAGGTTGTTTGCTTCTAGGGCGGTAATCTCAAGGCCGTTTTCCTTTGTATCATTAAAGGCCACAACGATTCTTTCGCCATCGTCACCCTTCATTTGGCGTAATAATTCCCGCTTGATCGTGCGCTGTTCTTCATCACTTGGTACCCCATTGTTGAAGCTGAATAAATAACCACCAAGGAAGCCATTACGAAGGTTGTTCACGTGGTAGTTTGCTATCCTGGCATCCGTTTCAATATAGGCCAATGCTCCAAGATATTCAGGCACCGGATAATACTTTACCGATGGCGCATAGGAAGAATAGTAAAATAGCTGTTTGCCTAGCTTTGCATCCGGATTGAATGCTTGATATTCAACCAATCCTTCCGGTTCTCCAAATTCTTTCCATTCCTGGGCGAAATAAAACTTATCTTGTTTTTCATTCACTCGGATATTTCCAAAATTAACGTGTGCAATTTGAGAAATGCGACCCTGTAGATTCCAAATGATTTCCAAGGCAAAGCCGTTGAAGATTTCGAAGTCCAACGATACCTTGTAAAGAATGTCATTCAAGTCATCGTAAGGATTTGGATTCTCCAATAAACGATTCAATTCAGTAACAAGATCACTGGCTAAATCTTTGGGGTCATAGGTCCATCCTTTACCGGTTATGTAGTTCACTTTTCCGTTAACAATAGCATTATGCTTTGCAGAACGTTGGTACATTTCCAATAAATAGGCGGGATAATTGTTTTTTTCTCCGTAAAATACATACGGTTTCCCATTCATTACCTTGTATTCAGGTAACTTAGATTCAAAATCTTGTTTTTTTCTAGTCATGGTATCGGCTTTTGCCACACCATAACTGCCCTTGATTCTTCGTGCGCTCATAAATTTGGCTCAATATATTCGATTGTGTTCGCTGAAAACACGTTATCGCTTGTTTCTGATTCAATTATTTGGTACAATCCGCACTCTAAAACCCCTAGAACTTCAGCATCTTCCGGACTGGTCGCACCACTTTCGCCTTCGTATAACGTGTAAGAACATTGGCCTCCTGGGATAACTCCGAGAGAAACATCAAATGCGTTGTAACGATCCGTTTGGAAAGATAAATCACTCGTTTTCGAGAACGAATAAAAGAAGTCATTGTTGGTTGAAATGTGGTGAATGTTTAAATACAGCGTATTGCCTTGGTTGTAATTCTCGGTAGCTGTAAAAAACAACCGATTAACCTCGTTGGAATTAAGTAACTGCATAACCATAGTATTACAAAATCCAAAAAAGTAACAATAAAAAAGGGCATCGTTTCCGACACCCCTTCAACTAATATAGAAAACAATTATGGCAATACTTCATCCAACTTAACGATTGGACTTGTTTCGTTGGTTGAGAAAGTCAAAGTTAATCCGTTCAAATCACCCATAGCGGTTCCAGTTGCACCGGTACCACTGGTTAAATTAACTCCATTTTCGTATCCAAGAATCCACTGAACACCATTGCGGTCAGTAGCTACAACGGCCAAACGTGCCTGTGCCAACAACTTCAATTCATTGCGAAGAGTAGCTGTAAGCTTTGGCAATTGAATGGTCAATTCAGTAGTGTAGAACGTGGTTCCGGTAGCTTCGGCTGAAGTAACTGTTTCGGTAAATTGTGCCGTGTTAATCGGTAATTCATACTTGAAGAAAGTACCGGCAACGGTAGCAACAGCACCAGCAACAACTGGATCGTATGTGATAGAAGATTGGTTTGCAATGTGGACGTGCTTAATACCACCCACGCTGTCTTTACACCCTAACGTGTATCCTGCGGTTAATGCGCAACTCATATTTTTATTTCTTTATTGATTCAAAAAAAAAGGGTGGGCGATTTCACCCACCCCGTTGGATTATTGTTCAATCAGTTGATTAAGACATTACGAACTTAACGATCTGCTCGGGGAACGCAACCTGGAATCCTGCTTTGAACTCACAAATGAAACGAACTTCCATAGCTTCTTTAGCGTAGAAGATTTCGAATTTCTCTTGCTCGTTCAACAAGTCAGTACCGAATACCAAGTTGGAAGTACGCATAGCATAGATAGAATATGAAGTATTCAAAGAAGCATCGTAGTTCAATCCTGCAACAGCAACCAATTTTACGTTAGTTCCAGGAATAACCATTTCACCGGATTGCATTCCTTCGTAGTAAGAAAGGTTGAAGTAGTTAGAAGCAACGATGTCTTGACGGAACATACGGAATACATCCCAACCGCAGAAAACAACTACGTCATCAGTTCCAAGAATGTCTGAAGGCAATGCCTTTTCAATAGCTTGCAAAACTGTTTTGCGTGAAGTTGTACCGGCAGCGTTAGCGTCAAATTGTGCTTTGGTGATTGCAGTAGCGTTACCAGTGTAAGCAGTAGCATTGGCGTTGATAGGATCAGTTACGCCTTCAGTTCCGCCAGTTACACCATCGATTACATCTTTCCATCCATCGATGTTTGTAGAATCACCAATCCAAGAGATTGATTCTAAACCGCGAGAAATCATTGCAACCTTTTGGTTTGCATAAGCTTCTTCAAATGGAATGTTGTTGTACAAAGAACCGGAAGGAAGGTGGTGTTGCAACCAAGTTTGTTCCAACGCTTGAGGACACAAAGATTCGTGTACTTTCAAATGCTTAACAGCAACGTTACGCTGGCTGAAAGTAGTTGTGCCATTGTTGGAATAAGAACATGAAACACCATAGGCAAAAGGAGCGGTGGTGTTCATAATGTTGATTGCGGAAGTACCTTTAAGTCCAACCATTTTGTTTGCCATTGCAATTGACTTCGCACCAAATACGGCTTTGGTCATCAATGGAAGTGTGTTTTGATTAACGTACGAGGTTAATCCGGTAAGTGAAAAACTCATCTTTTTTTTATTTTAGTGCTTGTAAAAATTTTTCAATGTTTTTGTCTTGCTTGCTCTTTGGGTACAAGTAAGTGAATGATGCGGGTTTAGAAACCTCGGCAGTTGGAAGGGTAGAAATTTCTTCAACAACGGCAGTCATCGCTTCAGTTGCTTTGGTCATTCCTTCAACTTTCTTCATCAATTCATCCAACTTTCCTTCCAAAACCACAATGCGATCTTGCAATTCAGCGGTAAGGTCTGCAACTGGCATAGCTTCAGCCATTTCTTCAGAAGCTTCAACCTCAATTTCTACTTCTGGTTTCTCTTCTTCCAATGGCATGATTTCAGAAATCAACCCATCCTTAACCACGATCTTAGCAACGCCAACAATTTCGTGCTCACCATCAGGGGCGGGCGATTCAGTTCCATCTTCCGCAATAACTACAACTGGAACACCAACGGCAATTTCACCGTCAATCTTTACCTTCACCCCGGTAGCTGTTTCGTATTCCGCAAAGTTTTGAGAAATGGCGGTATTTTCTTCAACTACTTCAGTAGGTTCAGTTGTCACATCGGAAGACATCAAGTAAGATTTGATCTTTAACAATTCTGCTTTAATGTCCATAAATTTGACTTTATCAATAGTATTACGATATGCGAAAAAGTGACAAAAAAAATTACAAAAGTGAAATAATTTCGTCTAGTAAAGCAGTCAATTCTACGTTCTTACCAAACTTCATTTCGTGAGGTTGGTGTAAAAACTCACCTTCTACGGAAAATCCTTTGAACGTTCCATCCTTGACATCCTTCCACACATCGTTATTGTAAACTTTGTACGAACCAAACCACGTTCCTTCCGGTAGATCCTCAAATCCTTTGGGGGCAGAAATGCCACGGCTTGAATCTTTCAAGAATGTTTCAAACATAAACACTCCATCCACCTGGTCTTTGTGCTCTTTGTTTACGTTGTTGCTGTTTTGATTGCGCATGAATTTTTCTGCAATCTTCTTCACCATTTCAGCATCGTAGGTCACGTAGTATTCACCCATTGACTTATCCCTTCGGTAGATCAGTTGGTCGGGAATCATTAAAGGACCAGTGACAATGCGCTTTTCTTCATCGGCTGTAAACTTTTGCGACTTGAATGCGTGAAAATTTCTTTCAATGGCGGGGGTATTTACCAGGGCCACGAACTCAACTCCGGTATCTTCGTCTTCCGGATTGATTACTAACTTGTAAATTGGTAGTTCCATTATTTGCCTAATATTGCGGTTTGACTTAATTGTTTAGATCGTTTTTGTTTGTCGGATATATCACTTTCAACCACGTAGGTACGCACTGCATTTTGGCGTAGATTGCCCTGTGCGTCTAGGTTTAACATGGTTGAATTGATTGTTGGTGTTGTTGCACCTTGATCGGATGGTTGTAAGGATACATTGGGTCCAATGTTGTTGCTCGGTGCAGAACCTCCGCCCTCGAATTTGGTATCTGAAATCTTTTTGATTTGAGCGATACCGGTGGCCAGTACGATCGCAGCTTTTGCGAAATTCGTGCCTGTTAATTGGTCTTTTCCAACTGCCAATTGTTGAGTAACTCCCAACGCTGTTGAGGTAATTGCCGAGGCAATTCTGAATTTTTTGTCACGCTCAAATG